TTTTCTTCCGCTTCATCCTTTTACTCCTCCTCCTCCTCCTCCTCCTCCCATGGCACAACACGCAAACGACTCCCCCTTAGAATCGTTTCTGAACTGTTATCAGCAATGGTGTGACGAAAACGAATACATCTTATATAAACTCAATAAACACGACAAAACCCTTGAAAAGGTCACCTTGTCCGAGTTACAAATCCTCCTAACAACTATCACACCACCTATAGATAACTTCATGGATCGTTTCTTTGAATGCTGGACCACTCATCATTGGACCATGATGACCAGTCCGCCCATCCCTACCAGCCCACTCAGTTCACCCATCTCCAAGTTATTTGATCTTTATGAATTTGAAGAAGAACTACGCATTCTTTATAGAAACAAAACCAGCCTAGAAACATGCGTCGGTTGCCTTGAAGACCAGCCCAATCAACTCGCCCACATGGGCCCCGGCGGATGCCTCTATTACAGCAGTGATGACGAATAATACATCTATATCTCATAAATTATATCTCCTCTATATACAGAAATCCATACCCATCTCCTATTTTTCATGAAATACTTAGGAGGAAAACAGCGTCTAGGCAAACACCTTGCGCCCGTGCTCGCCGAACTATGGGACCCCCAAAAATACAACGGATACCTAGAACCTTTTTGTGGATCACTTGGGGTCTTTAAACACATGACATCCCTCCCCGGCGCCACCACCATTGTCGCCAATGATTATCACCCCGATCTCATCGCTATGTGGAAAGCGGTTCAAGACGATTCCATGATCTACCCCAACTCCATTAGCGAAGAAGAATACCACGAAGCAAAGGCCCTTCCGTCTCCCCATCCCCACAAAGGGTTCGTAGGATTTGGTATGAGTTTTGGTGGGCGATTTTTCGGCGCCTATTCTCAAAAATACCTCGGAAATAAGAAGGAGGATTTCTGCAAAGAAATGGTCAATAGTTTGAAGCGAATTGCCCCATGTATTCAAAAAAAGAAGGTAAAATTCACCAACAAACGCTATCAGACCCTCCATCCCAAACGAAAATTCATCTATTGTGATCCTCCCTATGCAAAAACCAACTTTCCCATCAAATACCGAACACACACGAAACACTATGACACCTTTGACCATGATGAATTTTGGGACATCATGCGTAAATGGTCACAACAAAACGATAACTTTGTTGTCATTTCCGAAACATCCGCTCCCCCCGACTTCGTAGAAGTGTGGAGCATGAAACGGTACCGAAGTGCGGCTCAGAGCACCAAAACCCGCTTCAAGGGAAATCCAAAACCCAATTCTACGATCCATGACAACGAGAAACTATACGTCCACGAATCTCTAGTTACTATGTAGTACATAAAAATCCACAATCCACAAAATACATCAATCCACAAAATACATCAATCCACAAAATACATCAATCCACAAAATACATCAATCCACAAAATACAGTACAAAAAAACAAAAACAATAAAATAAATACAATACAATACAAATGAAACCATCCCCCCTCCATCAACGCCACCTTAAACCCAACCACTTTCTTGTAGCCAGTTCATCTCTCATTTGTCTCCCCGCCATGCTTCTCATCCTCTCCGCGCCACAACACACACTTCACACACAACAAACGCACTTCTTCGCCCACCTCTGTTTCCTCATCGTCATGTCGGCCCTATCCATATGCCGCTGGGCCGACCCCAACCCCATATTCCGCAAACTAGACAGCACCTTCGCCAAATCTTTTTTCATCTATTATTCAACCATGACCATCGCAACAAAACCAAAGAAGATCCTCACCCTATGCTGCATTTCTATGATCGCCCTATGCTACCAATTATCCCGATTCTTTAGAAACAATTACCCTTTCAAATACTGGTATGTCTTCCACATGGTATATCACCTCATGGGTATCTACTGCGTCACCACCTTATTTTATGAACTCCAACTCATGCCCCCGACCAACGAATGCGATACCACGTCATCCCTTTTTTCTCTTTAGATAAAAGATACAAGTATGACAAACAACGCACCAATCAAGAAGCAACTGATTCTTAGGGACATTCAAAACGACACGCAGTTCCACGCCATGACCCAGGAAATAGACGCCATGTACGCAAGCCAAACCCCCTTTTGGATGATGATAGAAACCCAACACGTCCGCGACATTAAACCCAAATACCTCTACCAATTCGGTCGGTATTTAAACAACCTCAAAACCATCCGCCCCCAGCTCCTGCAATACAGCCAAATCCATGTCTATAACGACCTCATTTTCAATCTCCTGTATACCCTCTTTATCTTTATAGCGAGTCCCATTGCCAAAGTCACGGTGATCTATTACGACGGGGGCTACACCCCCACAAATATCCCCATAGGCCAGCGAAACATTAAGAAAATCAAGGAGTACTTCCCGAGATAGCCCCGCCAATATTAAAATATAGTATTATGGTATATATACTCATTGATGCCGCGTCGTCGCCGTATCACTGTGATAGGGAGAGACGGGGAAAAGACTCGTGTCGAAGAAAATAGTCACTTAAAAGAATTGTATTTTGAAAGGAAATTTGGTAGCAGTTTTAAAGAGCCTTCTATAAGCAATTACGGCAATGAATCTAACGGATGGTACCATGACGCAAAAGTGGAGAGGGGAGAGAGCACTAATAGTGAAGGCAGTTATACCAACAGCCAAAGTAGAATCAACAGTGAGGGAAGTTTTAATAACACAATAAGTAACCGTGAAAACAGCAACATCGTGAGTAATAATTCCACCCCAAATTTAAGCGAAAACACAAATAGCCCACCTCACCCACGAAAAAAGAAAAATAGAAAATCTAGAAGAAAAGGAAAACATACACAAAACCAAAAGACACGACGCCAAATGAAAAAAAACAAATCTAGAAAAGAAGCAAACAAAAAGAAAACAAAAAAAAGAAAAAAAGAAAGAAAAACAAAGGAAAATAGAAACAAATTCAAACCAACAAACTAAAACATAAAGACAACCCACCATAATGTACCAATCCACCACCCTCCCGCAAAAAAAATGGCATTCTATGAAATCGCCACATGTATATTTGCATCATCGGTGCTATTTGTCTACATTTCCTTTTGCGCCTATTACACATTCATTGTAGAGCGCCGCCAGCGCATCCGCGAATTAAACGAGCCCTAATCATAAATCTTTTTCAAGAAAATATCATTAAACTTATTTGGATTTTGTATAGCAAATAAGTTTAACAGAAACTGCACATGCGCATAGGTGAGCTTCTTCACCGGAAACCGCGTAAACCCGCCTCCCCGCTTCAAATTCCCCTTCCCATAAAAGAGGTGCGCCTCAAACTCGTCCTTGATATACTGCCCCCACGCCGATGACGACGAACCCATCCCCTCAAACGACACATAAAAGTTCGTCTTGTAAATGTAGCGATTGAACGACGGATTATCATAAATACGCACGTCTTGATCCTTCGCCAATAAGTTTTTGATAAATCCAACTCCCATCAGCTTATTCGTCGTGTTGTTCATGTCTAATACAAACAAGTACTTATCCTTGGGCACAACAACCGGCAAAGGAATGGACGTGCCATACAAACACCCTTGAAACCCATTCATTTTCACCAACTTGCATTGCTTGTTTTCCTCATACGTCGTGCTACTGAATCGCGTCGTATAGACTTGAAATACTTTTTCAACGGATTCCCAAGACGGATACAATTGCGAAACAAGCACCACACCTTCGTGGTCTTTATATGATTCAAACAAGGCATTCGCATCATTCTCATCATTCTCTACGCCTTCCATGACGATACTTTGTCTTCCTCTTCATCCTCCTCCTCCTCCTATAAATATTTCATTCAATTTTTAATCACACACGATATATATAGACAGACAGACATGAAAAGTGAAGACTTCTGTGCTAGTGATCCCTTACCATGCCAAAAGAACCTGGGTATTAAACGAATTGATATGCCTCAAATCAACACCCAAACAGATTTGAGAAAACTTAGAGCCATCGCAAAGAACCAATTACCATCTATCTTTCAGTCCATACGAGTCAAATCACTAGATGTGTCCAAAATGAAGCACCAAATCTTCGCCAGTCAAAAGGAAATCAATACCAGCCGAGCAACCGACATTGCGTTGAAAACAAAGATGATCCACTCAAATAAAAACAAAAACAAAAATACCAATACCAAAAATACCAAAAAGAACAAGACAAGAAAGACAAACGCCAAGTCCAAACCCCAACCCCAACCCGTCCCCGTCATCCTGCTCTACTCGTCCAAAACAAAGGAATACCTTGTTGTAGACGGACATCACCGCTGGCTCGCTTATTATCTCTATGGCACCAAGACGCAACGCATGAAAAGCCTCGTCCTTGAAATCAACACTCTTCCTCTAGAAGACGCTTTCCACAAGCTCAACAAAGCCCTCATGAAAGACAAACACATCTTTCATAAACGACATACGTTTAAGAATACGTAAATAAATTCAACCACCATGCCCTTACTCCTCCTCCTCCTCGCCATCATCTTCTATTTCTTCCCCCGTAATTTCATCAAGATCCGTCACATAGTAATTCAACTCATCGTTTTCACGAGAAAAGGGATGTTTCGCCACATACACATAGATTTCAGATCCATAATCATGTCTCCCGCATTTGACATCATTAAATTCTTGAATAAACACCGCCACTTCCGCTTCTGGATAGGCCGTTTTAAATTTCACCACATCAAAGAGGAAATCCTCATTCAAAAATTCAAAATGCACAGGTTCACTAAAAATAAGAAGCAACTTCCCCCCCTTCAACTGCTTCATCGCCTGATAATACTTGGCAATTTGTTTCAAACGCGTCCCCCTCAAATATTCGGAATAGTTCAACACCCCGTATTCGTCCAACAGCGCATCCGCAATGTAATAGTCGTGATTGTATATTTCCGCTTCATCTTGATTTTGTTCCGTAGCAATTTCAATGTCGTGGACAATCAAATCATAGGTTTTCGTGTCATTATAAATATAGGAATACGCATCCTCAATCACCAAATTCAAACGACGACTATTAAAGGCATTATTCGTCATCTTCTTCGTAATGGGATTTGACTTGATGAACTCCACCAACACTCCATCTATCTCCACATTGGTCACATTGGCGCTAGGATAAGTCAACGCATGTTTCGCCGGATACCCGTCCCCTCCTCCCAAGATGAGCACCTCTTTCACACTTCCCTTTCCACCTTCACCTCCGCCTCCACCTCCACCTCCACCTCCACCTCCACCTCCACCCTTCTTTTGCGGCCGCAACTTCAAACTCATATCAACCATCGCATAGTGACTTTTCATGTATTCGTCACTATGGTTTTGAATTACATCATTTAAAAACAAACAAATAGATTTGTTATTCACATCTTCCACCAGTTTGATCGTTTGATAATCACTTTCATCTAGATCTAATATTTTTAGACCCTTGTATATATCATCATCCACTTCTTCGAACTCTTCCTCCTCCTCCCCCTCCTCCACCTCCTCTCCGCCCTCTCCACCCTCTTCCCCCTCTCCATCGCCCTCAAATCCTTCAAACCCTCCCCGTACTTGCAAAGCGATATTCAGCACAATGACCATGAGTAAAAGGATCAATACCTTTGTTTTGTAGGACTTCATTAATATAAAACGATATAAAAATCCTTCTCTATAGAATGTATATATGCGGAGACTATTGATCCAAAAAGCAAGAACCATCCCCATGTCAAGGCTCCACACGAACCTTTCCCCCCTCAACCCCCCTCCCAGCCCCACCAACAACCTCACAGCCCACGACTGGTTTAATTTCATCCTCGGTCTCAGCAATTGCGTGATCATATCCTCCGTGTTATGGGGCTTTGAATCCTATAATGAAAAATTAAAAATGATTGAAGACACAAATACGAAAATGAGCGAAATCATCATAGCATATAAAGTATTAGAAAAGCAATGTCGTCGCTACATCACCAAACAAAGTAAGTTCAATTCCATAACCGAGGATACATCGGTGGTTTTTCCCCATACGCATACCGCAATTTCCCACGGTGGTCATAATAAAACCGCGGGCGCATGGTGATCATGACCATTCCATAAAGGAGAGTGAAGAGCATCGCAAAGAAGACAAACAGAAGCCCCAAAATAGCATCCAACCGAACAAAACCAATGTTACCGCCTGCAAGTGGTGACATGACTTAATTCCTCTAGTATATCCAATACCCCCCTCCCCGCCCCATGATTCAATTTTTATCGCCCCCCCCTCACTTCACTCTCACCCTCATCCCCTTTCCCGGGTCTTCCTCCGTCCCTTTCCCGTCCCCACAAAACCACGTATCCCACGCCAACTTATATCGCAAATTCTTCTCATACAAAGGATTAAATCGCAATGTGGTTCGGTTCGTATAGTCGTTTTGATCAATCAATGATTTCTTTAAATAAATGCTCGGTATTTGATCCTCGTCCCAAAAGGGCGACTGAATCACACTTTGCACGTCTAAATAATATTCCCTTCTTCTTCCATCTTCGCTTCCCGCCACTCCGCTTCCCACATCCTCCTCCTTCACCACACTAACAATCACAATAAAAAGCACCTCGTTGATCCCCTCCCGGCTCCGCGGTTTCCACGCAAAATACAAGGCATTCCCATCCACCACATTGATCACATCGGTCCACGACTTGCTCAGTTTCTTCTGCGAGAACTCAATGTCCTTTTGCAACTCCTGGATCGCACTCATGATGTGTAAATCATCGTAGACAAACTCCCCCACCGAGGACAGACCCTTTGCCCGCCTTTGCGTCATGACGTCTAGTAAAATATTCTGCATCCAGTTCCGCGAAATCAACGACGCCGACCCCGCACTAATGAGCTGTAAATCTTCCCTCGGCGCATCCAAATTCGGTAAAAACCGCCGCCCCTCCCCGTTCGGCATCTTCTTCGGCATCAGTCCCCCCACTCCCCCGCAAAAGAGGAAACAAAAAAGAAAAAACAATGATCTCATGATAAAAACCACCAATATTATATTAATACTAAATCCTCTAATTGTATTTAATCTCTTTTTATTAAAACAGAATATATGTCATCGTATTATAAGAACAACGAACGATGCTCGCCTTTTATCTCACTTTCGCCTTTATCGCAGCAACACTCGCCACCATGCACGTCACCAATCCAAAAGCAACTCTAAAACAAAATCTCACAAACTTGCTAACCCCCGAAGAACGCCAATACCACCAAGACATCATTCTCATGCGCCGTAACATCTACTTTAAAGGCTTGGCTCTCGGTATTGTGATCGCCATGTTTGTCTCCTCCCAACTGAAAATGAAAAAGTCCACCAACCTTTTCACGGCCATATCCATCACATTCGTCGTCAATTACTTTTATTATATTTTGTATCCAAAAGACAAATACATGATTGAAATCCTCAATACCAAAGAAGAAAACAAAGCCTGGCTCGAGATCTATAAAACCATGCAGATCCGCTACCACCTAGGCTTCCTATTCGGCCTCTTCGCCGCAGCATGTCTCCACGCATTGCGTATTTATGTGTAATACTTACGAGCATAGGCCAACGCTTCCACGCTCGGAGGAAACGCATTCATGACGTGGTTTGTGTGCCGCGGATCCATGTGCCAGTAAAACGCATCTTCCATACGCTGATACCCGGTGTCATTGATTTTCTGCCACGATTTCCCGCAGCCATCCACAATCACTTCTCCCCCCGGACTCACGTGAAACATTGTGAGGATTGACGTTTCCATATTCTAGCACATCTCGTTCTTGATTCCAACCATTTCAATTTTTTTCATCCATCCAGCAGCACCCACGGCACATATTGAAACACATATTTCTCAATAAAGTTCATGCGAATCGTAAACCCCCGTTCAATCATGGTCTTATAGGGCTCTGAAGTTAAATGCTCAGCAAGCGCATCTATCTTCGTTCTCGATGACGACGACGACGACTCGCCCTCAAACAAAAACACATACATGTCGCGCCCGTAGCAACTGTAGGTGCCATCATAATCTTTAAAGCATCGCAACAACCGTTTATGCGGTAATATCAGCTTTGGTATTCCCTCATAAAGTCCCGCCATCCCCGAGATCACACCATGTAGAATCAACCTTTCCTTCACCACCGCCGCCCCCGTGATCACCTTGTGTTCGCCGCCCTCGCACATGTAGTCTTCTAATAACCCCACCTCCCCCACATTCCCCTTATCAAACCGCTCCACCACTTGATCCATGAGCCCAGGTTTCAGCGAAGATATCTTCTTTAGTTTATCATAACAGGTCACCACACCACTCCCGCCAATCCCCGCAAACAACCCCGCATGTTTCGTGGGAATACAATAACCGTCTTTTAATGTGAAATCAATATATCCGCCACCTACCACCGATTCATCAAACAACTTAAACGTATTCCTAACATGCACACCTTTCTTCACGAGCACATAGCACACCGGCGTTTGGCAGTTATATCCAAACAACGCATTCGCCCGAACACAATCAAATACTTTCAACAGAATCAATTGGTTCTTGCGCGCGAATAGATCGTAAATACCCGCCCGGTCTTCCTTCAACCAAATGCACGGAATGATACAAAAGAAATACCCCCCAAACGTCAGTAACCGATCAAAACAATAATGAATCATCTTTGGCCAAATGGTCACAATCCCACAGGGTTTCGTCACCGCCACATCGCCACCATGAAACTTCGCCAACCCCGGCACAAAAGCCTTGCCCCCATTATGAAACGGCAAGTTCCCCAAAATCATGTCCACTCGCTTGTCCAATTGCACGGAAAAGAGGTCTTGGATCATCACCTCGTCTCCACCACCACCATCGCCACCACCAGTCCTCCCAGCCCCAGCCACAAGCCCCCGCAAATGGTCACCGTGTTCCTCATTGATATCAT